AGTTTTATCGATGGCTGCGGGAGTACCAGGATTCGAGGGCTCGGGTGTGCTTGATCTGCTCCGCGAACCAGATCGGTAAAAGTTCGATTGCGATTCGGCGGCACATCCGGCGCGCGACGGATAAGTCACTCTGGAAAAGTTTGTACTCGCGGACGCCGAAAATGTTTTGGTACTTCTACCCTGATTCGCAGACGCTCGACCGCGAGTGGACGACGAAGTGGGAAGCGGAGTGGATGCCCCGGGGCGCGATGAAAGATCACCCGGTTTACGGGTGGCGGATCAAAAAGGATAAGGGAGTCGTCTCGCAGATTCTTTGGAACTCGGGCGTGACGACGTACTTTTTATTCTACACGAAGAACGTGTCGTCGATGCAAGCAGGTACGGTTGATGAGATCAACGTCGATGAAGAACTGCCGATGGATCTGTACTCGGAGCTTACCCTACGATTAGCGGCTGTTTCGGGCATTTTTGGGATGGTTTGTACTCCGACGCTTAACCAGGTGTTTTGGAAGAAGGCGATCGAAACCAAAGAAGTTCTGCCGATGGCGCTCAAGTTAAACGTGTCGATGTACGACTGTTTGCTCTACGAGGACGGCACTCCGTCAACCGTGTGGACGCGGGAGAAGATTCGCGAAGTCGAATCGAAGTGTTCGTCGGACACGGAAGTCCTTAGGCGCGTTCACGGAAAATTTGTGACGGAGGAAGGGCGGAAGTTTTTCGCCTTCGATCCGGTCCATAATATGTGCACCCCGGTGGGGCTTGAGGGGTACCACGTATTCGCGTCGGTCGATTACGGCTCGGGCGGTGCTTCGGGGCATCCGGCGGCTATCGGATTCGTAGCCGTTCGGCCGGACTATAAAAAGGGGTACCTCTTCCGCGCATGGCGCGGGGACGGAGTGCAGACGACGGCGGGGGACGTACTCGATCAGTACGTGTCGATGAGCAAAGATTTGAACGTGGTTCAAGCGTGGTACGATCCGGCGTCCAAGGATTTTGGAACGCTCGCGGATCGCTCGGCGATTAACTTTTCCAAGGCGGACAAGTCTCGCGACGCGGGAGAAAAAATCGTAAACACACTCTTCAAGCATAAAATGTTGATGCTTTTTGAGGGAGATTCGGAGATCGATAAAGCATCAGAAGAGTTGATGACGATCATGAACGGTGGGGTGGTCGCATCGAAAAAAGGGGACGACCTTGCCGACATGCTTCGGTACTTGGTCATCGGCATCCCTTGGGATTTTACCGGGATCGAAGAGGGGCGGGCTCTCGACGACGGGGAGCCCCGAATCATGCGACCGCTTACGGAGAAGGAACTTGAAGAACAGCAAATCAATGACCGACGCGGGATCGCACGGAAAGGTGATTCCGAACCGGGGTCAGCGTCGTGGGACGAAATCGAGGCAGAATTTGCCGAATGGAACGAAGCTTATGGAAACTAGCTTGTCGGCCAAGGAAATTTGCACCATAATTAAAGCAAGTAAAGATTCGGGGGTCAAAAGCATTATCGCTCCCGGACTTACGATTGAGTTCTACCCTCACCGAAATGAGGCTTCCGAGTCGCACCGCAATGCGGACCCGGGCATCCTTCACGAAGCCATCTTAGATGCGCACGAGAGGGTGGCAGAAGTCGGAACAGGTAATCCAGAAATCCCCGCCGGATGGGGGGATCAAGCTGAGATGTTCGACAAGCAAGTCATTTCGGACGCGGAGGAATCCGCTCTCATGGTCGATGATCCCATGGCGTTCGAAAGGCATATCGTGGCGCGCGATATTGAACGCAATAGGATGATGGAACATGGATAATGCCCCAAAAATCGATGATCTGAATAAGCTTTACGACGAAGGCAAGCAGATCGACGAAGAACTGTTCGCGGAGATGCGCAGTAACATTCTTCTGGTTTCGGGGAACCACTACGCGAAGAAAAACGCGCAGAACTTTTTTAGCCGGGTGAGAAACTCGGCAAAGATCACGGAAACGCAGAAGCTCCGGATCACGGAAAACCACGTCCACAAAATTACCCGCCACTATATCAATTCGATTTTGGCGCGCGTTCCCGGCGTCGCGGTGAGTCCGCAGAACGACATGGAAATGCAGGACCGGAAGTCTGCGGAGCTGAACCAAGCCGTCTGGAAGGACGCGAAGGAACGCTACAAATTTTCGGAGCTTCGGCGGGAGTGGGCTCACCATTTCGTCGAGATCGGCGAAGTCGCGTGCTTCATTTACTTCGACCCGGAAAAGGGCGCGGTTAAGGGGTATCAGCAAGCTCTCGACGATCAGGGGATGCCCCAGTTTGACGAGAACGGCAACGCACTCGCCGACACGGAAAGGCCCATTTATCAGGGCGAATTCTGCTTCAAATCGATTTTAGGTTTCAATTACATGCGCACGAGCGGAGCGCGAAATATGCGGAACGCTCCCGTGGTGATGTTCCGGGAGATGACCGACCGGGACGAGCTGAAGGCTGCGTACGCGGGGAGTCCGGAAAAATTAAAGTTTATCGGCGAAGGTGACGAGAACGAAGAGTACGTGATCTTCGATTCCAATAAGCAGCGGTACGAATCGACCAAAGAAGTTCTCACCCGCTACCACTTCTTCCGCCCATGCCGGAAATACCCGCAGGGTTGGTGGACGATTTCGACGGACAAAGGAATTCTCGAAGAGGGTGAACTTCCATTCGGAATCTGGCCGATTGCGTGGAAGGGTTTCGACGAGTACGCTTCGAACCCCCGCGGATACGCGATCGTAAAAGTGGCGCGTCCGTTTCAAGCGGAAATTAACCGCGCCGTGTCCCAGCAAGCGACCCATCAGGTGACGGTCGGCGACGACAAAATTATTTATCAAAGCGGAACGAAGCTCGCCCCAGGCGCGCTTCTCCCAGGAGTCCGCGGGCTCACCTATCAGGGAACCGCGCCGCAAATTCTTCCGGGCCGCGACGGCTCGCAGCTCGCTCCCTACATCGCTGACCGGGTGATGGGCATGTATAAAGCGTGCATGATCGAAGAGATCAACATGGATTCGGAGATGACGGGCGCGCTCGATCCGTACGCGCTTCTTTTCCGCTCTGCTTCGCAAGCGCAGAAATTCGGGCGATATACCGATAAATTTGAAGAGTTTTTAAAAGAAGTCTGCGAAATTTTTCTATCGCTCGCGAAAATGTACTACGACGAAGACACGTACATCCGCGCGGTGGGAAAAGCGGAAGTCATCAACATCGCCGAGTTCCGAAATACGGAACCGCTCTCGTACCAGATCAAACTCGAATCGCAGTCGGATACGGTCGATTCCAAGCTCGGCCGTCAGATTGCGCTCAATCACGTTCTCCAGTACGTGGGCACGCAGCTCGATCCAAAACAGATCGGACTCGTGCTGAAAGAGATGCCGTTCTTGAACAATAATATGATGTTCAAGAAATTCTCGCTCGACTTCGAAAACGTGGAAAACGACATGCTCGCGCTGGAGCGCGGGGCCATGCCGAGCGTTTCGCGGTACGCGGACAATAAAATTTACGTCGAGTCGCTCACTCACCGCATGAAACAGGCGGATTTTAAGATTCTTCCGCAGCAAATTCAGATGATGTACGACGCGCTCTTAAAACAGCACGAGGACGAACTTACGAAGAAGGCCGATGCGATCAAGCAAGCGCAAGCCGGATTCATTCCTACGGGCGGCGCGATGATTACGTGCTCGATGCACATGCCAGATCCGGAGCGTCCGGGCGAAACGAAGCAGGTTCGCTTGCCGTACGAAGCTCTTTACGATCTCGTGAAAAAACTTGAGGTACAGTCGGGCGGAATCGATCAACTCGCCAAGGTAAACGACGGTGCCGTAATGGATATGGCTCAAAAGATGATCGCCGGACAGGGCGCTCCGCAGATGCCGCAAATTTCTTCTCCAATGATGCAATGAATACCCGCCGAAATGGGTGAAAGGGACAGTTATGGAGCAGACAAATGAATCGACGACCACGGAATCCACCGAAACGAGCACCGAAAGCTCCGCGCCGGTAGAGAGTTCCGGGACTTCTACCGAAAGCACCCAGGCTTCGGGTCAAGAAAGTGCCACTTCTGCGGTGGATACCGCGGGCTCGAATGAGGCGGCAAAAGCGGCTTCGATCGCTAAATACACGCCGAATTTCGCGTTTAAAGTGAAGGATAAGGAGCATCAGTTCGACGATTTCGTAAAGGCAGCGATCCGCGATGCCGATACGGAGAAAAAAGCCCGCGAGCTGTACGAAAAAGCGTACGGCCTGGACGAAGTGAAGGCTCACCGGCAGAAATTGCAGGAGGACCTCGGATCGCTCCAGCCGAAGTACCAGGCGGTCGAGAAAAGCCTTCAGGCTCTCGGCGGGTACGTCCAGAAAAAGGACTACCGATCATTTTTTGAAGCTCTACAGATTCCCAAAGACGATATTATCCGATACGCTGTAGAAGAATTAAAGTTTAGAGAGATGCCACCCGAACAGAAGGCAGAACTCGAAGCTCGGCGGCAGCAAGAACAGCAATTCGCGCTGATACACGAGCAAAACCAGACTTATGCACAGCAAATGCAAGAGTTGGTGGTCAAACAAGCAGATTTTGAACTCACGCAGGAACTTTCAAAGCCAGAAATTTCCTCACTCGCGCAAGCATACGACGCAAGGGTCGGCAAGCCCGGAGCGTTCAAATCGGAAGTAATACGTCGCGGCGCATACTACGAATCAGTAGCGCAGCGAAACGTATCTGCCGGTGAACTCGTAAAAGAGATCGCGATGCTCATGGGTGGAAACCCAGGGGCTTCGAACGGAACGCTCCCGCAAGGCAACGCGGTAGCTGCGCACCAACCGAAACCAGTAATTAAGAGCTTTCAGGGATCATCCGGCTCAAGCCCCGTAAAAAAGGTCTTCAGCTCGATTGATGAGATCCGAAAGCACAGACAAAACATGGCTGACGCCAACTAGGAGATAGAAAATGTCTACCACTCGTACTTTCCAGGACATGCTTAATGAATACCTTCCGAACAAGCTTCTGAAGGAAGAAATCATCAAGCGCGATTACATCCTCTCGAACATCGAAACCGATCAGAAGTGGAAGGGTGGCAAAATCATCGTTCCGTTCAAGGCCGCTGGCGCTTCCTCCCTGAAAATGGGCGGATTGACGGCTGCTTCGGACATCTCTGAGTTCAAGTACGTGCGCGGCTCGATCGACGCGTACAAAGAACTCTGGGGTTCGATGATCTTCAATCAACGCGACATCATGGACCATTCGGGTCGCATCGTGGAAGACTCTTTCCTGAAGATCTTCCCGGACCAACTCGAAGACTTCATGGGCTACATGAAGACCATGACCTCCATCCTGATCGGGACCGGCCCGCACATCGCCACGGCGACTGCGAACGGTACGGCGGGCGGATTGCTCGCGGTTGACCACATCGACCGTTTCGAACTTGGCCAAAAAGCCATCCTCAAGGACGGAAACACGGCGGCAGCGGCGTACTACGTCACGGCCATCGACGTGAACAGCAAGCAGCTCACGCTCTCCGCGACCCGCGGCGGCGCAGCGGCGGACGTTTCGGCTTACACGGTCGCGCAATCGGCCAAGGTGTATATCGATAACGGCGACGCTGAGTTCTTCACGACGATCCGTTCGGTTCTCCTCACGGCGGCCAACGGCGGCGACGCGACGGTTCACGGACAGTCGAAGCTCGCGAATCCGTTCCTCCAAGCGGTCAACGTCGATGGATCTTCCATCACCGCGACGAACATCCTCGACAAACTTATCGACTCGTACACCTCTGTACGCCAAGTCGCTAAGGGCCGCGCGGATACCTTCCTCATGTCCTACAAGCATTTCGGCTCCGTGCTGAAGGCGCTTGAGAACAAGGCGAACGGCGCTGCGAACTGGAACGTGTCGATGGAAGACAAAAAAGCCTCCCTCTACGGCTGGGACGAAATCGTCATCAACACCGTCAAGGGCAAGCTCAAAGTCGTCGGCATTCAAGAATGGGATGACGATACCATCCCACTTCTCGACATGAAGTCGATGGTCTTCCGCTCGAACGGAATGTTCCAGAAGCGCAAGAATCCAGACGGCGACGAATACTTCGAAGTCCGGAACACTTCCGGCTTCCAGTACATCGTGGACATCTGCCTCTTCGGAGAGCTTGAAGTCTCGAAGCCTGGACACAACGGCATCATCTACGGAATCAGCTACTAAGCATTAGGGTAACGGGGGCGGGGTTTTACCTCGCCCCCTCCTTTTGAAAGGGGGATTCCGTGGCGGCTCCAACTACGAAAACCGAACTGCTTAAGTCTCATGCGAAAGAGCTTGTAAAACAGTACATCGAACTCGACGGCCAAGGCCGGAATTCAAAAGTTTATACCGCGTACACGAATGCCGCGGACGGGGCTCCATGTGAAGTCACCGAATACATTTACCAAAGCGCGATTTCTACCGTGATTAAGGCCCGAAAAGAAGGGTACTCGACATGGAACGGAACTTGGGACGCGGACTTTACCGTGTCGGCGGATTAAGGAAAACAAATGATCTTTGAACATCAAAGATTTGAAATTTGGAACGCCCAGCAGCACCCTTACCGCCATACGCTTTCCGAATTCTCTTACGTAAATCCAGCTCTTCCCGGCGTCGTAAACGTCGAATCGGCGATGAACTGGATCTTTGCTGTTCTCTATCCGAATACAAAACCCGCGGTCGCAAACGTGGCCGCTCTTCCCGCTGGCGGGAACACGATTAATGATTACCGAGTCGTGCTCGACGACGGCGACGGAAAATCTGCTTCGTACCGCTGGGAGCAGCGCGAAGGCGAAGCGACTCCATCGTGGCACAAAATTTACGACATGGACTGGGGTCAGGATTCAATCCTTGCCGCATTCCAGGACCGAACCGATGACCGCTATGTTCACCGCCGCGGTCGCGACGATACGGACGAAGCGGGAGCGGTAATCTCTGGAACTTTCGCTGGACAGCGGATTTACGGCGGAAAAGCAGCGAGTACGAATCTCACTCTCTCGGCAAACTCCGGCGACGGAGTGGGCGCGAACACCGGGTTCGTCCAGTTCACAGATCAAATCCGTCCGACCGTTACGAATACGCTCGATCTCGGGAACGCGACGGAAAAGTTCAGGTCCGCTTACCTAGCGACCTCCGCAGTGATCGCAACGCTCACTCTCGCGAGCGCGTCGATCACGGATTCGACGGGAACGATCAGCTTCGATAACGAAAACCTGATTACGACTGGAAACATCACCGGAGCGGTCGTTACGGGCACGAGTCTCGTCGCGGATAACGGACCGGACACGGTTACGATCGTCCCGGGCTCGATCACCGACACGACGGGAGTAATAAGCTTTGGTTCCTCGAATCTTTCGACTACTGGCACCTTGGCCTCTGGCACAGCGACGATTTCGGACACTGGCGACACTCTCATCCTTGATGCGCTGGTTAGTGGCAAGGGAAGCATTATCAGCTCGACGGGAACTCTTTCGTTTGGAAGCAATAATCTTGAGACGAGTGGGACGCTTAACACCGGAGCGATTACTGCGACCCAGCTTAATGTTGATAATTTACGGCTGGACGGTAATACGCTTTCCAGCACGAATGCTAACGGAAACGTCATCGTTCTTGCGAACGGAACTGGCGTCGTAGACGTTCAAAGCGCGCTCACGACGATCGGTCAGACGGTCACGGGAATTTTACTCGTCACCGGCTCCGTAGCGGCGGACTCCGTAACTCTCGACGGAAACACGGTTTCGACGAATAGCGGAAACCTCGACCTCATCCTCTCGCCGAACGGTACCGGAAAGGTTTCGTTCACCGCGGACCCGGTTCCAAGCTCGGATGCGGCGCGGGACTTGGGTGCCGCGGCACTCCGGTTTAAGAGTCTCTATCTTTCGACCTCCATCTCGGACGGAACGAACGCGATTCTTACCGGCGAGCTTCTCGCCCTTCGCTCGGCCCTCTTCCGGGACGCGGCCCGCACCCTCCCGGTGCAAAACGGGGACGGACTTTTCTACGACTCGGTATCGGGCCTATTCCTCGCGAATCACCCCGATACCGAAATCACGCACTCGGAGCTGACGGGCCTGACGACGGGCGACGCCGGTCATACGCAGTTCGTGATGCTCGCGGGACGCGCGGGTGGGCAGGACATCCAAGGCGGCACGGCGAACAGCCAAAACCTCACGCTCGAATCGACCGCCGCGGCGACCAAAGGTTCCGTACTCACCAAAGATAATTTCGTCCCATTCACGAACGCGTCCTTCTCGGGCACTTGGTCCGGGATCGACCTCGGTGATTCGTCGCACTATTTCCGCGACATTTACACCAAGGGCGAAATGAAGGGGATGCGCTTCGAGAATTTCACGAGCGGAACCCTTCCCGCGTCGTCCGCTCAAAACGTGGGCCGCGTAGTTTACGCGTCCGATAACGCAAAAGCCTACGTCGATACCGGCGCGGTCTTTAAGGTTCTCGGAGTTTCGAAATTCGTCGCGGATACGGTTTGGGACGGCGTGATCGTTCTCCTGAATACGGACGTAAGCGCGGACATCTCGGACGCGCGAAATGCACAGTGGCAATTACGGGATAATGCGAATAACTTTGAAATCATGGGAGTCACGATTCTAGCTACATCGGCGTCGAACGTGCGTATTACTACTAACGTGGCATTACCTGCGGGTTCATACCGCTTGATTGGAGTCGAGTGATGAAGGTCTACAGTCAGCTTGAAAAAGCGCAATTAGAGAACACCACGTCGGATACCGCCGCTCTCCCAAAAGGGATGGTAACGTACCGAACCGATCTCAACCGCGCGAAAGTATCGAACGGTACCACGCAGCGTGAAATCGTCGATGAGGACGCATTTTCCCCGACGGAAATCGCGACTCCCGCGGTCCCCGCGGCAGGACGACGGAAAACCTACTTCAAGTCAGACGGAAACCTTTACCAGCTCAATTCCGCTGGCGTTGAACGCCCGATCGGAACGGGCGGCGGCGGCGGATCGCTTCAGTGGGTGGAAGCGGATAACGCCCCCCTCGCGGCCGTGGAAAATTTCATCCGCGCGTATAAGTTTGAATCCGGACTCGCGCAAGGCATCTACGCTCTCGTAAAAGTTCCGGCGAGCTACATCCCGGGCTCTCCGATCAAGCTTTACACGGAATTTTACTCGGCGATCACTTCCGGGACGGCTCTGATTTCCTCGGTAGCGACGCTCATTCGTCAGGGAGTGGATGCGATCAGCTCGACGACGAACCAAAGAACGTCCACGAACGCCGCGGTCACGCTCTCGGGCGGCACGGCGGACATCCCGCAAGGGCTGACACTCGACCTGACTTCCACGACGGGCACGATTAACTCGGTCGCCGTGGCGGCTGGAGATCTGATTCTTGTAAAACTTACCCGGGGTACGGATACCTCGGCTGGCGACATCAGCGTTCCGGTTTTCGGAGCGGAACTTACGTTTACGACTTAAAGGGGAATCCTATGCTGAAGAAATTTATTCTTGGATTGTTACTCGCTACTGGGATCGCGAGCGCCGCCTTGGTCGAGACTGACCGCGCCTTAGTCGATCATGTCAAAAACATTCTCGATAACCCGGGCTTCGAAAACGGCAAAGCTCGCTGGACGGCTTCGGGCGGTACCTTCACGGTCAGCTCCACCGGAAAAGCTTTCGGCGTGGCTGGCGCGCTGTTCGACGCGAGTTCGGCATCACAAACGCTTACGAGCACGGCGGTCGCGATCCCTGAAGGTCTGAAAAGCAAGAACGCCGTCGTTTCCTGCGCGATCAAAACGGTCAGCGGCTCGGCCACGCACAAGCTTCAAGCCTACGACGGAACGAACGTCGTAGCTGAATCGGTAATTGCTTCGAGCACGACTACTTTTCTACGAACTTCGGTAAACTTCGCCGCACCTTCGAGTGGAAATCTTTCCGCACGGATCATCGCGGTCGCGGCCGACGAGCCTCAAATCTACGTCGATGACTGCGTGGTCGGACTTGCCGATGGCTTTAATCTTTCGCAATTTAATCAGACGACTTTTGTCGGAGCGGTAACATTTCCGGGAGCTACGTCCTGTTCATGGGCTCGGACCTCGAACGCTACGTTCGGCGCTTACGCCGCAGACTCCGATTGCGTACTTCCTACGGGAACAAACGTAGAGGGAAGTGTTGCTGCCCCTGCTACGAAATACCCTTCGATTACTTTAAAAAACGTAACTCCAGGCACTAAGTATCGGCTGGAAGCCACGGGATTTTTTAACTCCAGTACGGTCAACGCGGCTTGCTCGTATCGCTTTAGCGACGGAACCACGTCGTCAACTCCTCTCGTACTTACGTACGGAACAGCCGGATCGGTTGACGGGGCTGGGGTTCTCGTGGGGGATGTTACCTTCACGACTGGCGGCGACAAGGCGATGGACATTCAGACCACCGGCCTTGACGGGAACTACATCTGTAATCTGGATAACGGATGGCCGACTACTGCCGCGGTAAGAATCGCGGCGTACAAGTTCCCATCGGTATCCGAAACAGTTTACCGCCCAGAAATTACTAACTGGAAAGTCGATGCGAGCATTACTGGAACGGATTTTAATACCGGCTCGGCGGCGGTAGTCGCGTATAGCGAAATGACCGATGCGGGACAAACCCTTGTAAATAACTCGGTAAGCGGAGCGGTTACGGCTCAAATCGCTTGCGCTACTGGAAATCCGTCTACCGGAACGACTTGCGCGGTTGGGAATGAATCGAACGGAATCGCGTTTACACCCCTTACCACTGGAGACGCCGAGGTTTGCGCGACATTTAACAGCGTGGCTTTCCCGAACGCCGTTACGACTACGATGACGTTTCAAATCGCTGAAACGACAAATACGAGCAGCGCAATTACGACCTCTGGAAAAACGAGAAGCACGGCGGGTGGCTACACGATCGCATCCCGCGCGGACTTTTACGATTCTCACCGAGTTTGCGATGTTTTCCCTATCACTTCTTTGGCGCAGAAAACTTATCGCCTCGAATTTATTCAAGGCGCTTCTCCGGTTACAGATAACCGAGTGACCGCTGCGGATTCCGGGATCGTCACCCGCTGGACTGTACGGCCTCTGACTCAAAACTTCACGATGCCGGTAATTGTAGGCGGAACTCCTACGGTTCAACGGTTTCTCTCGGGTAGCGGGACGTACACGAAGCCGTCGGCGGTTCGATACCTTAAAGTAAGGCTTGCTGCCGGTGGCGGTGGCGGTTCGGGAAGTATTTCCGGAGCTGGCGGGGCCGGTGGAAATACTTCGTTTACGAACGGAGTCATTACCCTCCAAGGTAACGCCGGAAGTGGCGCGGCGGCGGCAGGAAACGGCGGAGCTGGCGGTACTGTTTCGAATACCTTGACGGGCGATGTTTCGATACTCGTCGAGCAAACAGGCCCGGACGGGGGCGGAAGCGCGTGGGTTGCCGGTGACGCTCAGGCGCGTGGCGGTGACGGTGGATCGACTCCTTTTGCTGGCGCAGGTCTTGGCGGCGGTAACGGCACGGGGTCCGGTCCAGGTAAAGCGGCGCAAGCAAATACGGGTTCCGGCGGCGGCGGCGGCGCTACTCGGGTTACTGCGAACAATCACGGCGCGGGCGGCGGAGCGGGCGGTTACGTCGAGGCAATTATCAAAAACCCGACAAATTTTACCTATAGCGTCGGAACCGGGGGGACCGGGGGAACCGGCGCGGCGGGTACCTCTGCGGCGGCAAACGGCGGCGCGGGTGGCTCGGGTGTAATTATTGTCGAAGAATATTATCAATAAAAGGAGACTCACATGACCGAAATTCTCGCGAAAATTCCCGATCTGATTCAAGTCATTGCACTCATCGGCATGGCCGTGAGCATCCTCGCTACTCTTCTCGTGCGGCTTACCCCGTCGAAAGTGGACGACGCGGCGGTGAGCAAGGTGACTGGATTTTTCGTGAAGGCGCTTCAGTGGCTTCCGACGATCGGCGTGAATCCTCAAACGAAAAAGCTTGAGGAAGCTTACGCGGAATTGAAATCCAAGGAGGAAGCTCCGGAAGTAATGACTCCGAAGCCATGAGTAACATTCTGAAGCTACTCACGTTTCTCGCGGATCTTTTTAAGAAAGTCTCGGGAATCGTGGCGGCTCAGAAGGTAATCGACGCAAAGGACCAATCGCTTGAAGAAAAGGACCAAAGGAAAATCGAAAAAGCATTGGGTGGCGAGGGTGGTCCTTCTCGCACTCTTTGGAGTGGGATGTTCGAGCGCATCCGTAAAAAAAAGGAATGAGATTTGGTTTATCGACCCGGAAGCGGTTGTTCTCTACCGGGTGATTTCTGAAGATAAAGAACAAGCTCTCCCGATAAAGGGGAACGAGGACATGAGAAGGTTCATGTGCGTAACGGGAGATGAGTTCGCAGACACAATCAGGGAGGCACTGGGGCAATGAACGAGTTCTCTACACAATCGAAGCAAAAACTAGAGAGCTGCCACCCACTGCTTCAGGAACTTTTCCGGGAAGTCGTCAAACACTATGACTGTACGGTTATATGCGGGACACGCTCTGCCGCTGACCAAGAGGAAGCTTTTCGTTCAGGTAAGTCGAAGCTTCGGTTCCCTTCTTCTAAACACAATTCACTTCCTTCTCTTGCTGTCGATGTTGTTCCTTATCCTGTCGATTGGAACGATAGCCGTCGGTTTTTTCATTTTGCTGGCTTTGTTCTCGCTGTAGCCAAGCTCAAAGGAATTTCCGTTCGCTGGGGGGGAGACTTCAATTCAAATTTAAATTTCAAAGACGATAATTTCGTCGATATGCCTCATTGGGAGCTGACAAATTTATGATTACACTTTCAAAAGGTTTCAAGCTTCCGGAGACTGGGGATTTCGGCGACGTTTGGTTTCCCGCGCTGGAAGATAACATCACCCAGCTCAACTCGCACAAGCATGACGGAGTGGACTCCGAAAAACTTTCCGGCTCAGACCTTGAAATCTCGACCGTAACCGCGCTCGTGGGAAGCTTCACCGACCAAGGGAACGGATACTACCGCGCTCTCGTTCTTTGTCCCGGCGGCCTTGCGGTGTCGAGCTTCCGCGTAAGTATGCGCGATCCGACCTCGTTTGAGCCAATTTTTGGAAAAATCGAACTTGCTTCGACTGCGGCGGTTTACGTTTACTTAAATTCTCCGCAGACCGTGGAAGTAATTTTTGGGGTATAATGCAAACTCAGCCGTTAGAAATCTCAGATTTTAGCTTCGGGATTACGGACTATTTCATCGACGGCGGACCCGCCGAAGCTGAGACGCTGGACAACCTCGTCATCAACTCGAATAAAAAACTTCAAACACGCTGGGGCAGCGAAGTCATCGATACGCAGCTCCCAGTCGGCACTTCCCGCGTAAACCGAATCATGCACTTGGGCGACACCCAGCTCGCCTTCCAGGGAAAGCGTGCATTCATCCTCGACGGATCATGGACCGAACTCGTGGGACCGGCTTCTGGATTTTTCTTCCCGCTGCTCGGAGGAATCGATTCGCAGATCATCGAAACCGAGTGGCGTGGGCATCTCCTGCTTACGAACTCGGAATACTCCTCTCCGCAGAAAATGTTTCTCGACGTTTCTCTGAATCCTACCGTACGAAACGCGGGCCTTCCCGTGATCCCAGTAGGAACTGCAATTTCTCTCGCCGGAACCGGGTCAACGTACCTTTACGCGTTTTGCTTCAAATATACGTACGTAGTTGACGGCGCGACGTTCTTGGACCGCGGCCCGGTTCAGTATTACTCCACGGCGGTGGTAGGTACTACTATCAGCGGTGGAAATCCGGCGTCGATCACTGGGATTCCCGCCGCGCTTTCTTCGGTGGAAAACTGGGACTCTGCAAACATCAAAATCGAAATTTACCGGACGGTAAATGCGGGTGACGTTTACTACTTGGTGGATGAAATTTCACTCGGTACGACGACCTACTCCGACGACACGCTCGATTCCGAACTCATCCTAAACGAGCAGATTTACGTCACGGGCGGGATCTCATCGAACGACACGCCCCCGAAAGCGAAGTTCGTTCACGTCGTAAACGATTTCGCCTACTACGGCGCGACCGAGGAAGACGCTTACGTCGTGTACCAGTCAAAAGCGGCCGACGTGGATTCTGTCCCGGCAAACTTCGCGCAGCGTGCGGAGCAAAAAATCCGCGGGATTTCCTCGACGTTCGATAAGCCGATGGTTCTCTGCGATCGGTATATTTACCGGATCGATGGAGTGATCGGCGACGATGGAAGCGGGGACATGATTCTTCGCCGGATCGACGATAAAGCCGGATGCGTATCCGCGCAGTCGATTGTGCAGACTCACGCCGGGCTCTTTTGGGCCGGTCAGGAGGGGTTTTACTGGACGGACGGCTTCCGCGTTTCGCCGATTTCCGATCACCTGAACCGCTCATATAAGATTTGGACGAGCACGGACGTACGAAAAAGCCGCATTCAGGGGCGTTACGACCAATCAAATCAGCGCGTAATGTGGACTGTAGTCTTCGACGACGCGTCTGAACCGGATGAACTGCTCGTTTTAGACCTGAAATTCCCGTTCCTTCCGGGTGGCGGGAAGCCGGGTGGGAGCTTTTCCACTTGGTCGGGCAGCACGTTCGCTCCGACGACCATCGATTACCTGAACGGAGATCTGTACCGCGGCGACGCGAAAGGGTACGTGCTCAAACACTCGGACAGCGCGTTTACCGATCCGGTCATCAATCCCGCGATTGCCGTGAATCTCTGGCAAGAACAGACCATCATTCACACGTACCGCTCGTGCTTTCTGGACTTCGGAACGAAGTTCTACCGAAAATTCGTTCCAAGGATTCTGGTATCGGCCGCGAACACGACGAACCTTTCGCTCGCGATCAATTCTTCGAACGATAATAACCGAGTCGTCGGCGATCTGAAGCCGATCCGCTACCGCTCGAATATCACCTGGGGCGACACGCTCCCGTACTGGAGCGACGCATCCGCCCGTTGGAACTACCAGGGGCTCATCGAAGAGTGGCGCAGATTTCCCGCGGGCGGGCTCCGCTGCAATTACAAGCAGATCGAGCTTACGAATGCGTTCGTGCAGATCGTAAATTCCGACGTTCTCGGCCCCGCTACGGTAAACGTGGGCGCAAAAACGGCGGCTCTCGCGTCTCCGCGGCAGTGGCTTCCGGACGGCGTGGGATATTTCATCGCTTTCGAGCACGACAATTACACGAATTACTTCGAGATCACCGCGCTCACCCCGACCACGATTGTTTACTCGGACGCGGCCGGAGACGGCCCGACCGTAAACGGGCAGTATAAATTCATCCTGAAGGGATACCCGAAGGGCGAGTACCTGAACCTGCTTGGGTACGTGATTCACTGGACGATGATTTCCAAGTCTCAAACGCCGTTCTCTTCGGGCTCGCTCGGAGGTAGCCCGTCGTGAAGCTAGACCTTCAATTAACCGGGTGCAAAGACCCTATCGCACAGCAAAATTTTTGGATCTTCCAAAAGCTCTTCGAAAGTGGGCAATTTATGACCACAAAGCGTCTCGATTTCTTGCTCAATCAGGTGGAAGACCCTATCGCACAGGAAAATTTCTGGAGAATTAAAAAACTTTTCGAGTCCGGAGAATTCGTAACCGCGGCTCCAGCGGTCGTCGCGGCGACGGCCGACGAAACTGACCTTTGCACGACTTTCCTGAATGTACTTTCGGTCGAGGGAAGTGCTATCCTTGACTTACAGGATGACGAATGTGTGGTGATTCGGGAAACGACTGAACCATCAGTCGCCCATCTCCTTACAGGCTCAACGCTAAGGATTGCCGATGTCTAAACTTTTGCTCGAAATAGGCGCAGTACCCGCAGCTCCAGCAGCAAATTTTATAACGCTCTATCCAAAAGTAGATACTGGGATCGATGTTCTAGCGTACAAGCGATCCGATGGAGTTGAGGTTATTCTTAACCCTACCGCTGGATCTGGCGATGTCGTCGGACCCGCTTCTGCAACTCCCGATTACATTGCGGTCTACAACGGATCTACCGGCAAGCTCATCAAAAACGGCTCGAATTCCATCGCGCAGGTTATCGCTCGCGCGAACCACACGGGCACCCAGCTTGCGGCTACCATCTCTGATTTTACCGCCTCCGCACGAGTCGCGGCGGTAGCGGATGCGATCGTAAACGGGATCACGAATGTGGCCCCTTCCCAGAACGCCGTCTTCGATGCGCTTGCGCTGAAAGCGGCTTCCGTCCACACCCACCCACTTTCAGACCTGACTGTAAGTGGGGCGACATCTGGGCAAGTTCCGCAGTGGAACGGGTCCGCATGGGTTCCCGTTTCCACCTCGACGTTTGTTCTCGATCACACGGCACTGCTTAACATCGGGACGAATACCCACGCTCAAATCGATTCCCACATCGCGAATACGAGCAATCCTCACTCAGTAACCAAGGCTCAAGTAGGTCTTGGAAACGCAGACAACACGAGCGATGTAAACAAGCCGGTTTCTACACTTCAAGCGGCAGCGGATGCGGCCGTTCAAGCTTACTCGGTACAACGCGCGAACCATACCGGAACGCAAGCGGCTTCCACCATTACCGAGGACGCATCTCACCGTTTTGCGACCGACACGGAAAAAACTTATTGGAATGCCAAGGAAGACTTTGCAAACAAGGGAATTGCAGGTGGATATGCACCTCTGGATGGTTCGGCAAAAGTCCCAGCGGCGTATCTCCCAGCGTATGTAGATGATGTTCTTGAGTACGCCAACCTAGCCGCGTTCCCATTGAGCGGTGATTCTGGAGTGATCTACGTCGCGCTCGACACGAATAAAACCTACCGATGGACGGGATCGATTTATGTGGAAATCTCTGCAAGTCCCGGAACCACCGATTCACTCACGGAAGGTTCCTTAAATCTTTATTTCACCAACGCTCGTGCAAGAGCAGCGATCTCTGGGACTTCCCCAGTAGCTTACAACTCCGGTACAGGTGCGATTTCGATGGCCGCGGCTACCACTTCGGTAGACGGGTACCTAACGAGCACGGACTGGAACACGTTTAATAATAAGCAGAATGCTCTCGGGTTCACCGCAGTACCCGACACTCGCACGATTACGGCAGGGACAGGACTCTCAGGCGGTGGCGATCTCACAGCAAACCGCACGATAAACCTCGCAAATACCGCTGTTTCCGCGGGTTCCTACACTAACGCAAGCTTTACCGTAGATGCTCAGGGGCGACTTACTGCGGCTTCTAGCGGAGCGGCCGGTGGAGTGACGAGCTTCAACACTCGCACGGGAGCAGTGGTTCCGGTCGCGGGTGATTATACGACGGCGATGGTAACGGAAGTAACGAACCTGTACTTCACCGATGCTCGCGCTCGTGGAGCGATCTCGGGGACTTCTCCGGTAGATTACAACTCCGGCACAGGCGTGATTTCCATGGCAGCGGCAAGTGCTTCTACAAATGGCTATTTAACGAGCACGGACTGGAACACGTTTAACAGTAAGCAACCGGCACTTGGCTTTACAGCCGTCCCAAACACGCGAACGATTTCCGCTGGAACTGGACTATCTGGGGGTGGAAATCTCTCTGCAAACCGTACGCTGAGTTTGGCAAACACCGCGGTTACGGCGGGTGGCTACACTAACCCAAGCATTTCTGTAGACGCTCAAGGAAGAATTACTTCGGCAGCAAACGGTGCTCCGTATCCGTATGACTGGCAGTCTTACAAGATGAATACGAGCGACGAGCTTATTCATCACGTCGATGAATGGTGGCATGGCCCCCACGTCACGGCGACCGATTATCGAAATAACACGGTAGTGGATGGAAGAATTTACTTTCATCCGATCATTATGCCGAGGGATTTTACCATCCAAGATCTCGCCGCAGTTTGCGCCGTTCCGATCTCGGACGCGGCTTGTGTGGTCGCGCTCTACACTAATAAACGCGGACTCCCATTCGAGCGAATTATTCGTTCCGATTCTTTAGATTGCTCATCGTCAGGAATAAAAAGATTTTCCGATCATCCGGGATTACCCGCCGGAAAATACTGGCTCGTCATCCAGTGCCGAGGCGGGATAACTCCGGGCCTACAAATGCAACTCGCGCGAGTCGCCGGGGTCGCCGCGATTCTCGGACTGGATCAAAATCTTTCGTTAAATACTACGACTCACCTTTACCTGGACGGCCCGAGCTTCGGGGATATTCCGAACACAGTGGAGCCAGGATCGCTTGATCCTGGGGTCGGGGAATTCCCCGCTGTGTTTTATCGGTTCGAATTAGTTTAGGAGAGATAATGAAATACTGGACGCTTGCCGAAATCAGAGCAAAAATTGAGAGCGAAAACGACCTGGAAGACGAGGATTTCGTCCACTCTGGGGAGCTGACCGACTATATCAATGAGGCCATCGATGAGGCTGAAGCGGAGATTCACGGGCTCTACGAAGACTATTTCCTGAAATCCACCACGGTAAACGTCGCGAACGGCGACACCCAGCTCGACCTACCCGCCGACATTTACGCACACAAGATTCGCCGAGTTATCTTCAAAGAGGGCCTGAATGCCGAGTCCACGACGGTCTATACGATTAGCCGGATCAAGGACTGGTATAAGTTCGAAGAGAAGGCTGTTTATGACACCCAGCTTACAACGGACCTGTACAAGTATTTTATCACGAACGCAGTTCCGGGCTCACCTAAGATAGAAATTCTGCCGAAAGTAAGGGAAACTGGAGTGGTAACCATCTGGTACCTCCGGAATGCAAACCGGCTTTCGGCGACAACGGATATTTGCGATATACCTGAGTTCATTAATTTTATTTTTTCGCACGTTAAGGTTAAGGTTCAAGAAAAAGAGGGGCACCCAGGACTTCAGGAATCGCTCCTGAAACTCGAAGCAGAGCGAGCGCGGATGAATGGGGTTTTAGCGAACATGGTCCCCGACGCGGACAACACGATTGAGATGGATCTTTCTGCCTACCAGGAGATGAACTGATGGTTTACAACACGCTGGGTAATAATAACGAGCCCGCACCCGATCCGTACGCAGCGCAGTTCGAACAACTCCGCGCGATGATCGCCGCGCAGAACGCTCAAGTCCAATCGACGATGGATCGGTACAATACTCTCGGAGCGTCGCTCAACGGAAGCAATATGTCTCCGATCGCCGACGTTTACGCGCCGAGCGCGGGTCCAACGGGTCCGGACGGAAAGCCGATCCCAAAGCAATTCATCTCGACGATCGATCCCGCGACCGGACTCTTAAAAGAGCCGTACAACCTGAAAGCCCCGGTCAATACCGGCGGTCTTCAGGCTCTCCGCGGGGAAGCTCTCCGAACCGGGCCTTCCGCGTGGCGCACGATGGAAGAAGCTTCGCAGCGGGATAACCTAGCGAAAGCTACCGCGGGGCAAGCGCAGCAAGCGAAAAACGCGCTCGCCATGTCGGGCGGACTCCGCGGAGGCGCGGGAGAGCGGCTTCAGGCAAACGCCATGAACCAAAATCTCACGGGCGGTCAGGGGATCGCGCGGAACCTCGCCATCGCCGATGAGCAAAAACGAATGCAAGCCGTCGGGCAGCTCCCAGGCCAAGAAATCGCGCAAGCGACGTTCGACCGGGACACGTCGAAGTACAACATCGACAAGCCTCTTTTCGAAATTCTCCAGAAGCGCGCAAACGACGCTTCCCAGTACAATGAGCAAATGGCCGCATGGGGCGCGGAAAAAACCGCGGCGGCGACTCCGGCAAGCTCGGGAGGAAAGAAGTGATCGAAGTAAAGAAACTCTCTCACGTCGAATGGCTAGAGCTGGCTGAAAAAGCCCACCTCGTCGTATTCGGAGAGAACCGCCCAAAAGAGATGGACCGCATTTCCTACGCACTCCTCGCCGTGGAAAATGGAGTCGTCATGTCCTACACGACGGTTCGCGAGACGGACGCTGAATCGGTTTATTTCCCGTACGGCGGATCTTTTCCGGGAACTAAGGGTGTCCCCGGACGCGCTCTTTCTACTCTTATCGCATTCTGCGACTACTTTCGCGATGAGGGTTTTAAGCGGGTGAACTTTTTGGTCGAGGGAAATAACAAGCCCATGCTGATTAACGCCATCAAAGCGGATTTTCAGTTCATCGGACTCCGAGTTTTTAACGGAAAACCTCTGCTTGAGATGATGAAGGATTTAGCGTGATGGAAGTTCAAGCCCAAGAAAAAATGCTTCCCGTCGTGAATCCCGCCGATAAAGCGGCGCTTCGCGCGGAGATCTGCGAACTCGAAAAAGACTTGGCGCAGATGCCGCAGGTCGAAATCCCGGTTGAGCATCTCTTCGGAAAAAGCTGTTACGCGCGGACGATCCGCATTCCGGCCGGTACGCTCATCGTCGGAAAAATTCACAAGTTTGAAACGATCCACATCATCAGCCAAGGCGACATTACTTTTCTGTCCCACGACGGCGCAAAGCGCGTGCAAGCTCCGCACTTGCTCACGGGAACTCCGGGAGTGAAGCGTGTGGGTTTTGCACACACCGACACCGTTTGGACGACGATTCACGGCACCGATAAAACGAATGTCGATGAGATCGAAGAAGAGTTCATCGCAAAAGATTTCGCAGATGTTCCAGGGATCACGGAAGAAGAACTCAAACTCTTAAAAGGGGAGAATTAATATGTCATGGGTAACTGTCGGTGTAGCAGCGGTCGGAGCGACTTCGGGATACTTGAAGGGTAAGCGAAACGAAAAAGTAGCGGACATGAATAACGCTCTCCGGAAGGCTTCGATTCAGTATTCCCCGTGGACGAAAATGTCCGATCCGGGCGCGGGACCATCGGGTCCGGGCGCGATGGAAGCCGGACTCGGCGGCGGACTCCAGGGCGCGATGATGGGTTCGGCGATCAGTGGCGGAATGGGTGCTGCGAAACCGGCCTCGGGACTTACGGCGGGCGCTCCGACGGTTGATCCGACGGCCTTCACTCCTGCCGCTGCGGGGGCTGCTCCAGGTACGATGGTCGCTGACGGCGGAATGGCCGCAGCTCCAGGTATGGAAGCTGGCGCGATCGACGGACTCGACCCCACGATGAGCGGTGGCGGGAAAATGGGCCGCTGGAATCAAATGATGAAGATGATGCAGGGATAAGGGAGCGACCATGGCTATGACCGAAGACGAACTGCTCGCGCAAATGGGGCTTCAGCCCCAGCCGAACCAATCCTCG